AAAGCAAGGTATTATATATCCGATAGATCGTCATAGCACACCTCCTGAAGGGATTTTCCTATATTATCCCTTTTATGGGCTGTGACTTTCAACCTCTAGCACATCTCCAAAACTGTCAGGTAGCTAGGATAAAATTCTTGAGATCCTCGGTCTGTCTGAGGAGGCAACCGAGGAGGATATCCAGAAGGCCATAGAGGCCATCAAGGCCGAGCCCCTCAAGGCACTCCGTGAGAAACTCGAGCTGGACGAGAATGCCGACATGGATGCTATTCTCGCCAAGATCGACGAGCTGAAGACGGAGTCTGAAACCGAGCCGGAAGAGGGCGAACCGAAACTGTCTGAGGAGATCGTGAAGCTGCAGGAGCAGGTCAAGGATCTCCAGGCCAAGAACGCTCAGTATCTTAGCGAATTGACCAAACTTCAGGAGGAGCGCAGACGTGAGAAGGCGGATGTGTTGATCGAGAAGTATATGCGCGAGGGTAAACTGACCAAGGCGATGGTGGATGCTTGGGCTAGTGAGATGGCGTTCAGCGATCCAGAGAAGTTCGAGAAGATGATGGAGACCATGCCGGTGGTTGTGGAATTAGGTGAGCGTGGTGTAACCGGTGAGGGGGAACCGATCACCGATCCGGTTCGCAAGTTCAATGAGGAAATGGCCAAGGTGGCTAAGGAGCGGAATATTTCGCTCGCCGAGGCCAGACTGATAGTGGCCAGGGAAAACCCCGAGCTCGCCGAGGAGTATCTTAAGGCGATGAGGGGGTAATTATCCATATCGGATCATAAATAGGAGGTGGATCAAATGGCTATTACCAGAGGCCCTGCTTTCGAGGCAACGTTTGAGGCCGAGAATGACCTGTCCAGCAAGCAGTACTATATTATGAAACATGGGTCCAGTGCTGGTCAGGTTGACACGGCGGATGCTACCGGGCCTTATGTCGGCGTTCTTCAGAATAAGCCGGGATCCGGTGAGGAAGCCCGGGTGGTTACGCTCGGGCATTCGCTGGTGGTTACGGATGGGAGCTCGACCAATATCGCGGCCGGTGATCGACTCGCTGCGGATGCAAATGGGAAGGCGGTGAAAACCACCACGGATAACGACGAGATAGTCGGAATAGCTCTGGGGGCCAGCACGGCGGATGGTGTGATCATCGAGATGCTGGTTATCCCTGGACTGAGGTGTTAAATGAGCTGAGCGGATCATGAGCTCAGCGGATCATAAATGGGAGGTGGATCAAATGGCTAAGCTGACGCCATCGGATGTTCACATTGATACGGCATTATCCAATATCCTCATAGCCTATAAAAACGATGATTACATCGCGGACAAGATCTTCCCCGTCGTTCCGGTCAAGAAAAGGTCGGATAAGTATTTCATCTTTGATAAGGGTGACTGGTTCCGCGATGAGGCTGGGCTGCGAGCGCCTGGTACCATCGGGCCACAGGGCGGGTTCTCTCTGACTTCCTCAACCTACGAGTGCAAGGAATATTCCTTCACCACGTATGTTGAGGATGAGGTCAGGGAAAACGCTGATAACCCCCTCCAGCCTGACCAGGATGCCACGGCGTTTGCCATGGACAAGATCCTACTCAGGCGCGAGAGGATCGTGGCCAGTATGGTATTTTCTTCTTCCAATTGGACCAGCTCGACCACCCTTTCCGGCACCACCCAGTGGTCGGATTTCGCCAACAGCGATCCCATTGGGAACATCGAGACTGCCAAGGAGACCATCAGAGGGCTGATCGGCAGGTATCCCAACACGATGGTTATGGGAGCTGCTGTGTGGTCGAAGCTCAAACAGCATCCCGATCTCCTCGCCCGGTTCCAGAACGTCGAGCGGGGGATCCTGACGCTCGATATGCTCAAGGATCTGTTCGAGATAGATAACATCTTCGTTGGCAAGGCGATCTATAATACGGCTGCTGAGGGGGCTACTGATAGCTTTAGCGATGTGTGGGGGAAAGCATGCTGGATCGGTTATGTAACTCCTAGACCTGGTCTTAGGGAGCCGAGCGCAGGGTATATCTTCCAGGTCAACGATATCAAGGTCGAGCGCTGGCGAGAAGCTCCTGAGAAGAGAGATGCGTTCAGAGTGCTGGCCTACTTCGATGCCAAGGTAACCTCTGCCGATAGCGGGTATTACATCGCGGCGGCTGTGGCCTGATAGAGCGCGGGGGTTAACACCCCCCCGCCTTTTAAGGAGGTGTGAGCTATGGGAATCACGAAGAAAGATAGGGGCAAGGAGATATTTGGTGACGTTCAGGTACTGGATGATCTGACAGTAGGGGATGACGTGACGATTACAGGTGATCTGACGGTAAGCGGAGCGTTTACGGCGAGCGGATCGCTGACCGTTAAACGTGTATCTAAGACTGCAAACTACACAACCTCAGACGATACGATAGTGGCTGTGGATACTTCAGGAGGGGCTGTGACGATTACCCTTGCCACAGCAGATACCGTGGCCGGACGGGTGGTTATCATTAAGGATGAAGGCGGGCAGGCTGGGACTAATGCCATCACGATAGCGACGGAAGGGTCTGAGACCATAGATGGATCGGCCTCAACGAGCATATCAACCAATTATGGTGTGGTAAGACTTTACAGTGATGGCACAAATTGGTTCACCTTCTGAGGGGTGATATGATGTACGTTGCCAGGCGTGAATTTACCTGGAATGGGACAGGCCTTAAACCTGGAGATAGGATATCGCTCCGTGATGCGACTGAGGCACAGAGGAAGCGGTTGGAGACGATGGTCAAAGCAGGGTTAGTTAGGAAGATAAGGTCTAAGAAGGCGGGCAACGGTAATCAGGAGGCGAAGGAGTGACCTTCGCCTCCCTTTTGATAGGAGGTAGCCATGAAGTTATGGCATACATCTGATGTTAAGACGCTTCGCCAAGCGGCGGAGCTGACCACGAGTTATGTTGCATCCAACTCTGTTGGGTGCAAGGGTTATAGTCGGGCTTCCCTATTGATAGATCTGACGCTGGGGAGTCTGACAGACGCGAGGATCAAGATCCAGTTCTCGCCCGATAACAGCAACTGGTATGATGAAACCGATACGAACGTGGCTGGTCATGCGTCGATTGAGCATGTGTTTACCGCATCGGGCAAATACTGTCTTCCGGTCGAGCTAGCCGATCAATACATCCGCATTCAGGCAAGGGGAACTGGAACGGTGACCGGAAGCTCATTGGCTGTGTACGCCACGTTTAGGGTGGAGACGTAAGATGGGATACATGGTTTCTAGGTTTAGACAGTATGGGCGAGTCATAGACAGATTGATAATGAAAGTTGATGGGCGCAAGGCGTTCAGGTTTTGGGTTAACTTGAACGCTCGCAAATACTTCGAGCTGCAGAATCGCCAGTATGCGATCCTGCAGTCATTAGGATAAGGAGGCGATCATGGCTACTACAACGACTTACCATAGCCTGCGAAAACCGGATCTGACGGATACGTTTGATCTGACGCAAGATCTTAATAACAACTGGGACAAAATAGATACTGCGCTAAAGAACATAGATCCGAATGACAGCCGGTTATCTGGTGATGGGCTAAAAGATCCTCTCAAGAAGGATTCGCAACTTACCGTCCAGACTGATGCTGGAGGGATATATCTTGAGCCTCGAGGGGGACATACGAACGTTGGCGAGTTCCCATCGTTTGATGACGAGAGCGGAACCACGGGTTTGAGAATATATGGGCGTGATGATGGTTCGGCTGGTCCTGTAGTGAAATTCACGAGCATGTTTGATGAAGGTAGCGTGCCTAGTGCATTGCCAACCGGTGCAGCGGATCGTATCAACTATAACCAGGGCACGATACTGATAGACTTTACGCCGAATTGGGACGGTGATGATGGTAAATATCATTATGTTTTTAACAATTTTGTGGACGCCTCGAATCGGGTAACTGTTGTAAAAGCAACTAATAACTATTTATCCGTGTTCGTCAACGGAGTATCGGCCGGTTATCTTGCGACTTCTATACAAAGTGGTAAGACGTATCGCTTAGTAGCCACATGGGACGTTGGATCGCCTATCAAGCTGTTCTTTGGCGAATCTCTAAATAATGACCCAGAAGCTACGTCCCTAAACGTGCCAGATCCTTCATCACCGCCTGCTGTTTCCTCTCTTCTTAGTTATAATACAGCAGGTTCTAGGTCAGCTGATTCCGTCATCCACCGCCTCACCATCTGGGACATCCCACTCGATCCAACCGACGACATAGCCGCAAAGCTCAGCACACCATCCGACGATCCCAGCAGCGTCCATCCCGAACACATTATTAGCGGCTTTGACTTCACCGGCCTGACCGCGGGTGAACTCGCTGTATCAGGTACTAACTACGGGTTCTGCTCGCAGAGGACTGAAGTGATTGATAATATTGCGCTTAATGGCACTGATACAGACATTACGGTTGGATCAACAAGTGGATTTTCAGTAGGTGATCTAGTTTGTGTGTGGGATGATGATACCACTCCATATGCCGCAGTGACCTCGGTTACGGCGATCTCTGGCAATGTGATTACTGTAAGCGGCGATCATACGGCATTGGCGGGTAATCGATTCATCTCGAAGAACTTGCTGGCGAATCCGGATTTTGAGGAAGGAACGGTGTATTGGAGTCAGTTTAACACTCCCACGACGTTCGAGGTTGACTCGAACGCCAAGACTAATTCTAGCGCTTTGCATGTGATCGCAGATGCGGGTTATGAGGGTGGGTATCAGGATCTCAGCGTAACTAGTGGAGCTAGTTACACTCTCAGAGGCTGGGGCAGGGTGGCTTCAGGTCAACTTAGATTGAGAGCTTATGACATTAGCGGTGGTTCGGACATCGTTTATTTAACTACTACTAGCTCGGATTGGGAACAGCTCGAGATGACTTTTGAGGCTCCCAGTTCGAGCTTGAGAGTTTATGTTGATTCGTATGGTAGTGCCGGTGAATTTCGGGGGGATACGTTGCAGCTCGTCGAGAACCTCGTGGCGAATCCGGGTTTTGAGTCTGCAATTGGTTCAGAATGGCAGGTTACTAACGGAACTTTATCGCAGTCAAATGCTCAAGCACACTCAGGCACTTACAGTGGCGCTTTCACTGGCACTGTATATCAAACTATAAATGTTTCTCCAGAGCCATTATATTATGAGGTAGTGGCTTGGCTTCGCACAGAGACTGGGACTGCAACTGGAGTTTTAGCTATCTATAATGAGGGCTTCACGAATCAACGAGGGATAGACTTTACTGTCGGTTCATCTTGGACTCGTGTTTCGCTTGTTGCTCAACACTCAAAGAGCTTGCTGACAATCGGGATTTCAGTAACTTCTAATCCCGGCACGGTTTATATCGACGACGTCACCGTCCGGCCCATCTACGACGTGCCGTTGCAGATCATCCCGGATCAGGTAGATCAGAATGTGGGTGGCACGCTGAAGGTATATGATGGCGGATCAACACCGGTGGAGATCGGGCGTGGAAGTACCGATGCGGATATCACTTACATCGCCTTGCAGGACTCAAGTGGGACAGCTTGGTATATTTATCCCGATGGATCGGGTGGACTGACAGTGTCCACCACGAAGCCATAAGGAGGTTGAACGATGTTATACCAAAGCCCTGAAGAGTTTTTGAAGCCGCAGGATTACACGCAGCCGGATGACCCTGAACTACGTAGGGCGTTTTACCCCCTGCTTGCTATTGACAGGGATGAGGCGGTAACCAAGCTGAACGAGGCAGGGTTTAAGGTGGCCGAGTGGGTCCTTAAGGGATGCTATACCTATATCATTGCTGAGTATAAGGCGTATCGAAGCCTTATATCCAACTTTGACTCGCAGGTTGCGGCGAAACTCGCTGAAGTCGAAGAGGATCTCGCACAGGTAGCTGAAGGTCTGACCGATGAGAGTAAGGAGATATTGGCGCGGCGAGCCGAAGAATTAAAAGCGACCAAAGCATTGCTCGAAAAGTCGCGTATTTTAACCGATGAGGACAAACTCAATGCGCTAGAACCTCTCAAGAACCTGAACCCTGAGTTATATGACACGCTCACAAGCGAGCTGGACACTTATCATGACTCTATTCAAGCTGCGTTGTTCGACCTTCAAGAACAGGTTGCCCAAACCCAAGAGGCTGTGAACGCCAAACTTGAGGAGCTGCAAGCTGAGGCCGGCGAAGATGAAATTGTGACCTTACCCGAAGATGATCCCGAATTGCAGGCATTGCGCAAATTGCAGGGTCAAGTGAGCGTTCTCCGTGCTGCGCTAGAAGCACCAGGATCACCTAACCCCGAGGCCATCAAGTTACTCAAACCGGACTGGGCATGTTTGCCGATATGGGGTGAGTGATGGCATACTGCACGGCTGATGATGTCCAGGTTCTCATCAAAAATATCACCTTCGGCACTGACACAACAGTTACCACTGATGAGTTGACCAATTATCATATCCCGGCTGCCGATGCATACATTGATAGCCGGTTGCGTAAGTTCTATACCGTGCCGATCACAAATACTGATGACCTGAAGCTGATCAAGTTTATCAGCATGACTTTGGCTGCTGCTCATGCTCTGGGCGTGATGTTTGATACGACCACACAGGAAAGAGGTGCTACCAATCCGGCAGAACGAAGGCTGCAACAGGCGTTGAATCTTTTGGATCAGATCGAGCAGGGGGTTATCACGCTTAAGACCACCCGAAACGAGACGCTGTGGTCATTCGGGCAGACGATATATGATGCTACTGACCAGACCAAGATAGAGCCACAAGTAACTCTCGATAAGGAGTTCTGATATGCCTTTCGTTGAGGTAACGTTTGAGTTCACAGGTGGCGATCGGTTGGCGAGAATTTTTCAGGCGCACCCTGCGCTTGATCTATCTGACTTGAGAGAACCGATGGCGAAAAGCGCTGATACTGTCCTGGATGTGAACCGTGTTACGTTCGAGCGGGAAGGTCCAGGATGGGCACCACTTGCGCCGGCCACGGTAGAGGATAGAGAGCGGCATGGATTCCCAGGTGAGCATCCGATACTCGAGCGAACGGGAGCGTTGAAGCGCTCGTTGACCGTGAAGGGTGCGCTAGGCAATGTCTACGAGGTCGGGCGCGACTATATGAAGGTGGGTTCCGAGTTGGAAACACCAAGCGGATGGAACCTAGCCATCCTGCACCAGTTTGGCACGGACAGAATGCCAGCGAGACCGATTATCGGTCTAGATCGGAACCATTTGCGCAGACGGCTGAGCCGGGTGTGGGAAGTATGGCTGCAGCATAGGTTCACAGGTAGAGCGAGGTATTTCTGATGGATCGGGAAAGTGTTAATGTTGATTCACTTATTAAGGCTTTTCAATTTGTCAGGAGTTTGCCTGATGATATTTCTATGCCTGATGTGAGTGTCGATCCTGATGGAGAGGTCGCACTTGAATGGTATAAAAATCCACGGTGGGTGTTTTCTGTAAGCGTAGGGGCTGATGGAACACTTACATATGCCGGGATTTGGGAGAATACTGAGACTCACGGATCGAGTAAATGGGATGAGATCCTGCCGCAAGAAATCGTGAATGGAATCCGAAGAGTTGAGGAATCCTAATGGCTATTACAGTTCTCACTGAAACACAGGCGGCGGCACAGGAATATTTTTACGATACGATGGCCAAGATCAAGGAGATATTGGTCGCAAACGGCGCTGTTCTCAAGGCCGGTGATAGAGCTGTGGATGACAGAGTATACTATGGCGCTTCTGTTCGTGTGGCTCAATTCCCTGCGATATTGATCGAACCGTTGACTGATGAAGAGCGGTATGGGACGTTCTCGACTAACGAGCTCACGTTCAGCGTGCATATCTGGGTCTTAAATGAATGGCTGGATACTGAGGAAAATGAACAGGCGATACATCAGCTAGGTGATCGGGCAAAAGCGGTCCTTAGGGCGAACGACACGCTAGATGGACTTTGCAGACAATGTATCCCTCGCTCGACATCTTATGGCCGAATACGGTTGGGCACCGGAGCGTTTTTGCGGGCGGGGGAGATAGTCTTAGAGGTTCAAAAGGAGATAGATCGTCCGGGCATATAGCCCGATGATTACATCATAGAAGGAGGATCATAAAATGGCTGCAATTGCAGGAAAAGATGGAAGCGTAAAGGTCGGCGCAAATACTGTGGCCGAAACGACTAACTGGACTCTTAATATCAATGCTGATCTTTTAGATACCACGGCCCACGGCGATGATTGGCGGGAGAGGATCGAGGGTCTTAAGGACTGGTCGGCCACTGTGGAAGCGAGCTGGGATATGACCGATACCACAGGGCAGAAAGCGCTGCAGGACGCCATCCTTGGTGGCACGACGGTAACCCTTAACCTATATGTGAACTCATCTAACTATTACAGCGGAACTGCCTACATCAGCAGAATCACCGTCGGCACACCGGTTGCGGATCGAGTGACGGTAACATTTGAGGCCACTGGCACAGGTGCATTGTCCTACACCTAATACTAACCCTTAAGGGGGCGGAATAATGGCTGCTTTGGCTGGTAAGCTCGGCGCAGTGTATATGTCCTCGGGGTCATCTATCGCCATGACCGATGAGGCTACGACCTGCCTCGATCCCGGGACATATACGCAATATCAGATAACCGATACGTCCAAGCGGTATGTGGACAAAGATACTGCTGTCACGGTAAAGGTGAACGGTACAGCGCAGAGTTCAGGGTGGACCATCGACTATGTTGGTGGCATAATTACGTTCGATTCAGCGTTAACCGATACCGATACGGTCACGGTTTCGGGGGCGTATTTCAATGTCTCGCAAGTGGCGGGGTTTTTCAACTGGGAGGTCGAGATCAACGCTGACGAGCTAGACACCACCGAGTTCGGTAGTTCATGGCGAACGAAGCTGCCGGTGCTGTTGGGATTCAACGGGCGTGCTGAGATGTGGTGGGCGGATGCTTCCTTCTTGACCAACTTGGGCCAGGACATGATCGTCGTGTTATATGTGAACACGACTAATTCCTACCGATACGAGGGATATGCTAAATTTGCCACTGACACGATCAACGTTCCCGTCGATGCTTTGATTAACGAGCCGTTGACGTTCCAGGGTGAGGGAGAACTCTACTATAGGAGCGGATAAACATGGCTGTTCGCGCCGGTCGGCTGGGAGCGATATATGCGAATACCGCTGGCACAGAGGGGTATGTCCATCAGGCCGCCACTACCTGCCTGAACCCTGGCACTTATACTCGATACCAAGTCACGGAATCCTCTAAGCAGTATTTTAAGCCGACCCAGGGATATACTTGTTCCGAGCTGCAATCATTTACGTATTCCACCTTGGAGAATTACTGTTATGCAGAGTTAGAGGTCGTAGCTGTATGGGTAAACGGTACGCTGCAAACGAGTGGATACAGCATAGAGTATCCAGGCGGTGTGGTGGTGTTTGATTCAGCATTGGGGGCAAGCGATGTTGTCACGGTATCTGCGCGATACTGGGATATGGCACAGGTGGGTGGGTTTTTCGACTGGTCGATGGATAAGGCGATGTCTGTTGAGGATGCACCACAATTCGGCTCTGGCTGGCGTAGTAGGGTTGCTATATTGAAAGATGTCAATGTTACTGCGACTAAGTTCTGGGTTAACAACGGCTACTTTGAGGACCCAGCAAATATGGATAGTTTATTGTTGGTTGTGCTATATGTGGATACCTCTGCCGGGTATCGTTATGAGGGGTATGCTCGGGTGGAAGGGATATCGCCTGGGGTTCCTCATGACGAACTTGTGCGGCAGAGGATAATATTCAGAAGTTACGGCGCATGGTATTACAGGGAGGGATAATATGAGCACGCTGACTGAGGCCATGGGCAAGGGGACTAAGAAGATCAACATCAAGGGGCGTGAGTTTGTATTGCATCCCCTGACGCTCAATGATTTTTGCGAGTTGGAGGCCGAGTTTGGCGAGGATTGGCAGAACAAGGCAGGGATGAGATTTACAAGGTTCATGCTGTGGTTGAGGCTGAGAAAAAGCGATCCCGATTTGACGCTGGAACAAGTTGGCGAACTGATAGACGAGACCAATTTCGACATGCTGGATGAGATCCTTCGGATGACCACTCGAGAGGAAATGTCGCAAACTGAGGAAAGCGTAAAAAACTCGGATGGAGGGGGGCAGACTTAAATTGGGCGTATGTGTTTGCCCTCCTCAAACACTATTACCATTTTACCAAAGAGGAGCTAGGCGAGTTGACACCACGTGAGGTTTTCAATTACATCTCGATGATCAGATACGTCTCGCCGTTTAGCAAGGATGTAGGTAAAACCCCTCCGATACCGCAGACGATAAGCGAAAAGTTAAAAGAAGCCAAACAGTTGGGATTAAAAGTGCCGAGCAAGGTTTACATAAGCGCAGAGGAAGGGGACGATGCCTAATTTGATCGAGGCCACAATAGCATTAAAGGCTAGGGTTGACCAATTTAACCAGCAAATTAGTCGGGCGACGGAACAGGTGCGTCAGTTCGCGCGTGAAGCATCCAAGAAGATTAACGTGCCGGTTACTCCCTCTATCCCCTCTCGGACAATAGCTAGCCATGAGAAGATGAACCAGGTTTTGGGACGCATGCAGCAGTCCCTGCAGGTAGTTGGCGGTCGTTTGGGATTCGTTGGCAGTCAGTTGGCGATGTTGGCGACACCGATGGGAATGGCTGCAGTAGGAGCCGCTGCTGTTAGCGCTGGTATGATTAAGATGGGGATCGACGCTGTTAAGGCTGCGAGCCGATTGGAAGATGCGATGAGTGAAGTATCAACGCTGATAGATGCCACACAGGAAGATATAGATCGTATGAGTAGTGCGCTTGTGAATATGAGTGTTAGGGTTAATAAGTCAGCCACGGATCTGGCGCATGGGTTGTATCAGGTTATATCGGCAGGAATTACCAAGACATCTGACGCGCTGATGGTTTTGGAGACGTCGGCTAAAGTTGCGACGGCAGGGCTTACGTCCACATTTATTGCTGTTGATGCTTTGACATCAGTTCTGAATGCCTATCGTCTGAGCGCACGCGAGGCACAGAGAGTTGCTGATTTGATGTTTGAGACGGTCCGGCAGGGCAAAACTACGTTTGGAGAGTTGGCTGCGTCGATCGGAAGAGTAGTCACGATAGCTGCCACGCTGAAGATCCCTCTGGACGAGCTCTTTGCTGCGATATCAACATTGACCTTGACGGGTCTTAGCACGGCCGAGGCTGTGACAGCGTTAGCTGGTGCACTGAACGAGGTGTTGAACCCGAGCGAACAGGCCAAGAAACTGGCTGGTGAATTGGGTTTGCAATGGGATGCAGCGGCGATAAAGTCTAAGGGGTTAGCGGCCTTCATGCGTGAGGTCGCAAGAGCTACGGGAGGTAGCGAAGAAGCGCTGGGACAATTGGTAGGGCGACGAGAGGCATTGATAGCATTCCTGACTCTTGGTGGCACCAACGCTGCACGGTTTGCGGAGAACATTCGTAAGATGGGAGAAGCGGCTGGGGCTGTGGATCAGGCATTTGGGAAGCGGATGGATACGTGGACTCAGCAGGTGCAACATCTGAGGTTGGAATGGGAGAAGTTACTCACGGCGCTAGGCAAGGCTATAGTGCCCCCTTTGACCGGTGCCCTTAAGGAGATCAACCGTATCCTTGATGAAATACAGAAGAAAAAGAACATTGTTGTCAGGTTCGTATTCGAGTGGCAACAGAAAAACGTGGCAACCGCCGAGCGGATAAGGGATGTTGACCAGCAACTACGCAATTTGCCCGTGTTTGGGCGTTTGTGGCGGGCGCTAGATGTATTGCAACCCAAGTGGTATAGGCAGGAAGTACAGACACAGGAGATGTTCGATCAGGTTGCGGAGGCAACCGAGGAAACCATCACTACGCAATTCAGGGATTGGGCTCAAAAGGGATATGCCCCTCCCGTTGCTCCTCAGGCAACAGCAAAGATGCCGGGGATTCTCCCGCGCGTTACCGCTCAACCGGAGCTCTTAACCCCCTTACGCACGTTTGGGCAGCAGCGCCCCATATCGGTGCAATATACAGCCTCAATCGCACCGGCTGCGGAAACGGCGATGAGGGATATAAGTCAGCGGGCGATGTCGTGGCAGGTTAAGATACAGGAGGGGATGTGGCGTGCGATGTCAAAGGTCGATAAGGCTGTAGAAGGCGCGACGCAGAATATGAGTAAACACTTTGAGGGTGCGAGGAGGAAAGCCGAGGATGCGATGGGGGGGATAGCACAAGGGACGCGAGAGGCGATGGAGAGGGTTTTACGGATAGAACAGCATGTCACGGATCAGGTCAAACAGATGGAGATAGAAAAAGCTAAGGCCGCCGGTGACACGCTAGGAGCTAGATTGGCCGAGATAAAACTGTGGGCCGAGAAGGAGAAACGGTATATTGATGAGAACGTGCAAGATGTGGCCAAGGCCGAGGAGCTGAAGGCACAGATAGCACAGATGGCCAGTGAGAAATGGCAAAGTGCAGTCGATGCTGAGATCCAGAAACTGGATGAGCTGGGACAGGAGGTAAAGGACATCCTGCCCGACATAGAGGAGTTCACCAGGAAGATGCCCACAGCTCGTCCGGGACTTTTCGCTACGATGCGGAAGACATTTTTCGGGCCGATCACCGAGGAATTGGCCTGGTCATCACCTGTCTTCCGCGCTGGTATGGCGATGAAAGAAGCAGCTAGTGCTGGGATGGAGAAATATCAAGAAGGCCGTGCGGTGGGGATGAGCGTCATGGGAGCGGCTAAAGCAGGACTGGGTGCTGCGGCGTCTATTGCAGGTCCAGCGCTGGCGGCATTGGCTGCCGAAGCTGTTATGGCGACCAAGGGGTTTCAGCGAATACAGGCGATGTTGCAAGGGGTGTTTGGGAAGGTTGTAAGTCTATTTGAGGAAATAATGACACCGCTTGCCGAGGCATTGCAACCGGTTTTTGAGATGTTGGGTAAATTGGTGGAAGCGTTCAGGCCGGTGCTTAGGCTTGGGGGACAATGGATTAGAGTACTCAGCCCTCTTATAGAGCATCAA